CTTCTAAAAGTTTAGCAATATTTTCTCTTTCGTCAACTATTGGTTTAAGTTGACTTTTTAAATTATGTATTTGTTTATTTTGTCTTTTTATTGTTAACGAGTACATAGCTAAAATATAGGCAAATATACGAGCCGCAAATCCTGTTCGTTTTTTTGCATTTTCAAACCCCATAAACATTACGGTTTTTCTCTAAACGTTGGGCCTTTAATCTTTTGAAGTATCTCTAGTTCATAAGCAAGGTCTCCCTTACCGGCAGCTAACATAGCTAAGGCGTATGAATCCGCCATGTTGTCATCGGTAAATTCTACGCCCCACTTTTTGTATACGGCTAGAAGTATCTGGTTTTTCTGTACTCCAGTACCTTTACCGGTTACATACTTTTTTAGGGTTGTTGGCGGAATAATGTATGGGTATTTGCCATCAAACTTGTCCAGTACTTCATAACAGGTTAGTTTTACTATTGCACCAAGTTCACCCAGCATATGCGCCATTGTCGTACCGAATGCGTAGCCTTCCATAGCCACGGTAACTGTATCTCTGTCTTTTGTCATTTCAGTCAGTAAATAAGTTAATTTGTCTTTAACCCAAACTAATCGGTCAATGTGCATTTCTTGTGCTTTAAATGTAATAGACCAATAGTTGCTAACGTTATCTACGTTTATAACGGTTATTCCAAATCCAGAATAAGACTGGTCAATCCCAATGGCTATATTTTTTATGTCAGAATCCCAAGGAAAGGGTTTGCCAAGCAATTTATCTTTTGCCATTATGCGGTGAACTTACGACTTCTGGTCTTAAAGTTATCGCTTGATGTTCTACGGGTCAGCTCACGGCTACAGACCGCGGTGCTACGTTCGTAGTTATTTACCATGGTCTCTAGCATTTTGCGATACGAATACTTTACCAGGGCCTCTTGGCGCACTTCTCCAAGTGTAGGGTCGCCGTCAACCAAGGCCTTGATAATAGTTACTGTGGTTTTTGCGTTGTTTGTTTGGTGACGCAGCATTGCCTCTGACTCAGCATAGTCTCTGTTGCGCTCTGCATCTTTTTCATCAATGATTGCACAGGCTAACTGCGTACTTAGAAATTCACTATAGGCCGATAGATGCGTATATAGACGCATCAGGTCTTCATCATCTAATTCTGTGATGTCTGCAGGCAACTGTGGTCTAGGCATAGATGTTTCGCGGTCTACCATCAAACCTTGTTCATCCAACATATCTAGGATGTACTTGCTAGTGTCGTTTGTAATTAATGTTGTTTTACTCATTGAACCCTCCGCATTGTTTGCATTTTAGCGCTCCGCCGACATTACAGTCTGGGGCGATGTTCTTACCTAGTGAGTCTACCACAAGTTGTGCCCCATCAATAATTGGTTGAATTGCCCAATCATCTTTACGAACAACAAACTCTTTAACATCCTGTGTAGGCTTTGCTTCATAAATAAGCACGGCTTCTTGGGGTACATCCGTACGTCCAGATAGTTCTAAAACTTTCATGTACAACTGGACTTGAGCTACGTGAGCTTCGAAAGGTGATTTAAAGTTTTTCCATGCCTCAGCAAAATCCTGATTAGATGCAAACCAGTTAGACCTGTCGTACCACATAAATGTACCGGCACCTACTGACTTAATTTCTAGCATTAGGTCATCGCCAAATCCTTTTAACCAACCATCTGAGTGGCCGGTAATCATTAATGGTGCGTGCTCTACTGGCACTTCTTTGTAACGCATTTTGCCTTGTGTACTGCATTCGTTACAACCCTCTGGACTGGTTGCCCAAAGTTTATCACCGCAGTTTTTACATTCCCAAACACCATGTAGTTTGCCCATATCTCCAAACCAATTTTGCCAAGTAGCGTGAATACCGTGACCTTGCGCAAATATAAGTTCGCGCTTAAACTGGCGAGCTTCTGGTGTAGGATGATTACCTTTTAAATGAAAGTAAGACGCACGATGGCACCAATAAGGGCTAACCATGGCAGATGGGTGCAGACCGTTAAACGATCTGGAATTATCTATAGGTTGCGATAGTACAAAGCGTTCTACTTTGCTAATCACTCTTGTGGTTGATTTACCGGCATCTACAAAGCTTTTTAATGCACCTGCTGGTATTTTTTTTAGTTTTTTCTCTGGCATGTTTTATTTCCTCCATGAGAAACATAACACACTTTCTTAGGAATGTCTACTAGATTTTTTAGCAAGTTCTTCTAAAGTAGTTCCTTGTTTTTCAGCTTTACGTTTTAAAGCGTTTCTTTCACGGTGACTCATACCTCCCATGATGCCGTGCACTTCATCACGTTTATCTGCTGCCATTAAACATTGAAGTCTAACTGGGCATTCTGGTCGGCCATCGCGCCCAAAACAAATTGATTTAGCCTTATCAGCTATTGGTTTGTATAAAGCCTTATCTCTAGGCGGAAACCAAAGATCGGGGTCGTAAACATTTACGTATTCTTTAGTTTCTTCTTTGTAAACACGCGTACCGCATTTAGCTTGATATTCCCAAGGTTCAGGTTCTGTAAATAAATTGACAAACGGGTTAGACAAGTAATCTCCTAATAATGAGCTATTTCTCTTCCGTGTGCTCCTCTATACATTGTAACAGAAATTCTCTCATTGTCAAAAAGTCATTTTCGTCCATAACCACGTAATTAACCTCATTTAAGCTTATGCCCAAAACGGGCGTACGACTGTCTAGGAGGGCCTCTGTAGTTATCTTCTCTAGGATATCTGACTTAAGGGTAAAAGACTTCTTACCGGTCCATTTATGCTCAATAAGCAAGTCTTGTGACCGTACGTCACCTTTACGAAACCAAAAAGCGCCGGAGGCAACATTACGTTGTCCTCCGACGGCTTTAGCAAGACGTTTCTCATGCTTAAGGGATTGTTTCTGACCTTCTGATTTAGCCAAGCTTTAGAGTACCCATCACATCTTTAGTTAATTGGTCTTGCAAATCAACTTCTTCTCGAATTGAATTAAGCAAGGCATCTGCACCCTGCCACTGACGTTCCGAGTAACGGTAATAAGCGCCGGCACGCGTAACAATCTTATTGATAATTGCTAGGGATACAATTTCTTTAGCGAAGTCATATTCGCCTTTATCAATACCTGAGCCGTCGTCAAAGTAAAAGTCTACAAATGCGGTTTGTCCCGGAGGAGCTGACTTGTTCTTTCTGGTTTGGAACTTGATAGTTTGACCTACCTTACGCTTTTCCTGACCTGTGCCAATCTCAATCCACTCATCGCGCTTAACGTCAATACGAGTAAAGAAGAAATAATTTTTAGCCTCACCACCTGGAGTAGTACGAGGGTCACCATACATAACACCAATCTTCATACGAAACTGGTTAATGATTAGGCCGATGAATGGGCGTTCGCCACCTAGTAGGTCACGCTTACCTGCCTTTTCCATCTTGCGGAAGAACTTGCCCATAAGCATAGCTCCACGACCTACAGTAAACTCATCCATTTCTTTCTCGTCTTCTGCTGAAGGCACGAGTGCTGGAAGTGAGTCAATAACCACGCAGTCTACTTCTTTAGTCTCAATGAACTCTAGAACGGCTGTCAAAGCGGTTTCCATGACGTTGCTGGTAAATACGTGAACGCGTGTAGCATCTACACCACACATCTCTGCATACTCTGGGACCCACTGTTCGGCAGCAATCCAAATAGTTGTGAAGTTAGGGTCACGCTTTTGATTAGATGCAATTGTCTTAAGTGCCAATGCGGTTTTACCATTACTGGCTTCACCAATAATTTCGTGCCACTGATTAGTTGGCCACCCACCACCCAAAATCATATCTAGCGAAAGTGAACCTGATGTAAAACGAGTTGGTGCAGCTACTTCTGACGCTAGTACAACGGTGTTTTCGCCGTACTTTTTATTGATTTGCGCTAGAACTTTTTGAAGTGACATTAACCAATCCTGTCGATAATAGTATTAGGGTTGAAATTATTTGCGGTGCTTACTTGCTTAGTGGCCTCAGTATTACCGCTACTTGGAATTCTAACTCCCGGCATACCTGAACCAGATTGCTGAATTGGATAGCCGCAGTCATAGCAACGAGCCGCTGTTTCTACAGTCATCTTTCCGTAATTACCGCTAGAGCAGTTAGGACAGCGACTGGCATTTACCGCACTAGCCGGAAGCGTACGACCAGCTAGCTCAGGGTTATAAGGAGGCTGTTGAGTAACAGGTGGATAACCTTGATTAGGCGTGTAACCCGGGTACTGCGGGGCTACGCCTGGATTAGTTACAGGAACCTGTTGTTCGGGTAATCTTAGTTGCTGTGGCTGTCTAGGTGTACCTAGTTTATCTGCCCACCAATTACTCATAATTCTCCTTCTTCAATGCTGGTATGAGTGCTATTTAATTTAATTATATCTAGTTCTTTCAAGGCTGAGAAAGAACCCAGCAATCCCGCAAAAATCATATGATAATAAAAGTCTTTAAATGGCTCTTCTGAGGCATCTATCATATCATCTGTAATTCCGTCTAATTTAGTCATTTTAAGTTTATGCAAATTAAAAGCAAATTCAGCGGTCGCAGTAGCGTAAAAAGTTAGCAAAGGGGTTATTTGCGCTATATTTTCAACTCTAGCATCTGAATCAGCGTGCTCTTTAATATCCCCTTCTTCACTAACTGGAGTTAAATCAAAGATATGTGAATATAAATGAGCGTCATCACTACTGATGTCGTATAAAAACCAACGAAATAAAGTACTAACTGGTATTTTACTTATCTTTTCAAAGTCATCATCTTCGTGTCCAATAGGCCAATCTGTCATTATTTTGCCTCTCCCCATTTATCTACGATTTTAATGTCTGCAATTAACGGAACTTTTAACACTTGTATATCCTCCATAGCCTCACGCAGTTTCTCTGCGGTTTCTTCTGCCAACTCTGCTGGAGTAGTTAGTACCAATTCATCGTGAACAGTAAGTATTATCTTAGCTTCTTTTGGTATCATTGTCCAAGCGCGAACCATGGCAATCTTAATTATGTCTGCGGCACTTCCTTGAATCTTGGTATTAAATGCCTGACGTTCAGCCCCAGCGCGGAACCCATTATCTCTAGACATAATCTCAGGTAAATAACGACGACGTCCAGTTAATGTTTTTACATAAGGAACTGGTTTACCTGCACGAGTAGCTAAAATAACTTTAGAACGATACGCAGAAATCGCAGGGAATTCTTTAGCAAATCGATCTAGCAAGTCTTTAGCCTCAGTTTTAGTACACCCAATAGATGCGGCAATCTTATCTGGACCTACACCATATGCCATAGCAAGCACCAGCACTTTACCTGCTTTACGGTCTACGCCCATGGTATCACCAATGGTTGTATAGATATCTTTGCCTTCTAAGTAGTTATCCATCATAATTGGGTCTTCTGAGAATGAAGCAATTACTCTTGGCTCAATCTGTGAGTAGTCGGCAACAACTAATTTATATCCTGGCGGTGCCGTAAACAAGTTACGAATAGCTTTACCATGCGCAGTATGTGGTGCGGGTACGTTCTGTAGATTAGGATTACGGCTTGAAAAACGACCTGTCTCAGCTCCGTGTTGGACAAAGTCACCGTGAAGTCTACCATTGATTAGTAAAGTTTCTTTAGTCTCTATACGAGTCTTGCCGGAAGTTGTGCGCTCAATCTCTCCACCTAAATACGGAATAACATAAGTAGAAAGAAGCTTATTATAGTCAGCATATTCCAGCATGGCTGTAACTAGAGGGTCTTTATCGCGATAAGGCTCTAAAGCCTCAGCAGAAACTGAGTAATCTGACTGAGACAAGTCTCCGCCTTCTTTATCTTTTTGACTACCTTTAGTAGTAAGTATCTTAGCCTTTAACCCGCGACCGCCGTCTTCTTTAGCACCGTAAAGCAAAACTTGCTTTTCTTGATTAGAGTTGATGTTAAACTCACGACCGGCAGCTTTATAAATACTAGCGCGTGCTTCATCTACCTTAGATTCTAAATCAATCTTTAACTGCTCTAAAGACACGGTGTCAATAAGTGCACCAGTTAGTTTCATATCACATAGAACGCGCAAGACATCCATCTCTAGCGCAAACACGCGGTTAAGGTCACCGGCGGCTAATTTAGGTACAAGAGATTTCCACAATAAGAAAGTGTACTTAGAGTCTAGATAAGCGTATTTAGCAACGGTATTAAAGTCATAAACCTCAACTTCTTTACCAACACCTTTTTCCATTTCATACCCAAACTCACGCTTAAGGCAGTCAGCAAGACCGCACTTATTCTTATTACGGTTGTCTGAAATAAAAGACGCAATCATGGTGTCAAAGTAAGGTCCAGCAGGAACACGTCCACCGTAGTATTTTGCAACTGATGTGAGGTCAAACACTAAATTATGTCCGATGGTAAGTATGTTTTCGTTAAACATCAACGGCTCTAGCATTTTAAAAACTTCAGCTGGATACAGCTGCTCTGGAGCAGCCCCAAATACTTTGGTTGCTTTCTTTGAGTCACGGCTATAATCGCTAAGTCTAAGGGTAAGCCCTTTTTCCTTACGCACTTCGCCCTGACCAGTAAGCGGAAAAACTTCTTCAATAAAATCACCGTGTGGATGTCCCATAGGGATAACGTCACATCGGCCGTTAGTTGCAAATGTAATCCATAAGACTTCATTTACAGGAGTCATGCCTCGGCGTGGACCAACAGTTTCAACATCGTAGGCAAAGGCATCTTGAGTTAAGTAAAAATCTACCATCTCGGCAAGTTGTTCAGCAGTAGTAATAATATTCATAATATCTCCACAATAGCGTAATAGGCGGGGATGTCAAGTCCCCGCCTATTGCTACTGAATCTAGATTAAAGAATCCGCGATTTCATCGAGCTCTTCAAAGGAGTGCTCTTTGATTAGCCCGCGAGCGTAAACCTCTGAGGCACTGACTACGGCAGATGCAGCAGATGCATCTAACTTCCAGTCTTCCTCTAGGTCACGTTCCTTGATTGGAGATACGGTGTAAGAAGTCGATGGACCCTTACCGATACGCACAATCGCCCAGTATCCCTTTGTAAGAGGGCCCTGTGGTGAATAGTGAGCTGCGTGCAAAGCCTGATATAGGCGTGCACCTGAAATAAGCATCTGACGCTGCATTCCAATTGGTGAGTTTAGTGACACAACTGTGAAGGCGCGCTTGTTCTCCGGGCGATCCTGGAGCTTGACGCAAAGTGGGCAATTAGCACCGATACAGACGTACGAGCGCTTACCGCTTGTCTTCTGCTTTAGGAAGTGCTGCTTGTAGATAGCAAACGGGCCGTTCTCGTCAAGAAACTTGAAGACCTGGTGCTGGTTTTCCTCAAACTTAACTTCCGTTGGAAATTCGCTTGAGACTGCAAGGCTTTCGGCAGCATCCCAACCAGACTGAACTGATGTAGATGTTGCTGTGGCCTGTGATGGGCGTGAATCGATGTCGTCTGCAACGTAGCTAGCGGCATCTGGGGCATTATTAAGTGGCATTTTTTTCCTTAGTTATTGTTTGTTTGTTTTCTTCTGCGCGTATTGTTTCCCACGCCTCGGCTATCTTATCGCTAAAACTCCGGTGTAAAGACCAGTCTATAGGATTTTCTTCATAAAGTCCAGCTTTTTGAAAAAGTTCTACAATTGAATCTATCATTGCTTTACTATACAGTCTACGACCGACATATTCCTGACCGTCTTTTCCAAATGTTGAAGGAAGTCGGTAAGGAGACATAGGTAGTGTACCTCTCTCTGTCCACCATCTTATAGTTTTTGTAGGACGGGACAAAGCTTTTGCTAATGAACCGATCAAATACATCTTGACCACGCTACCATTTGGCA